AGGCAAATCACGTCCAGGTAGAGTAAAGAAAGCAGGTGCCAGTTGTGCTGGTTCTGTCACATCATTGAGAGCCAAAGCCAAAAAATATGGTGGTGAAAAGGGCAAGATGTACCACTGGTGTGCTAATATGAAGTCTGGCAAAAGCAAATCTAAATAAATACATACAAACACAACAAAGGAACAAAATGAGTGAATTTATAGACAGATTAGTAAAAGCATCAGAAGGCACAGGCTGGGTGGCTGAAACTGCCTCTTCTGTGTTGTCATTAAAACGTAGATTTGAAGCAGGCGAAATAGACGAATCAAAATATGTTGATGGCCTTGACGCACTGAAATCAGGCGAAGGTGAAGTGGGTGCTGGTGGCAGTTATGACCATAGAGCAATCATTGACAATGCTATTTTGAATCTTAAAAAAATGTTATAAACCATGTGGAAGAAATTTAAAAAGAAACTAAATGGTTGGTACAAATTCTCAAAATTGAGAGTTGTGATCGACAACATTAGAAAAAAATTCTAAAGATGCGTTACAAGGACATCAAAATGGTAGAAGCCCGTGTGGACTATCATTATGGTTTGGATCCTGAAATGCTGGTTTACACTCACAAAGTGGGTGACATATACGGCAAAAAGAATCTCAAAGTGCCACATGCCAAGTATTCAACATCCAAACGTGTGAAAAATCTACACAAACGTGGTAAATAACAGTATGCGAATTAGAGACATCATATCAGAAGTAGCATCTGCAGGGGCAACATCATCAGGTAATATTGCCACAGTGGCTAATCCACACATAGCAATAGGTGATAAAAAAGCACGTGATGCCTATGGCAAAAAAGGAATGCCGGCTAGACCTCCCAAAGCCAAAATGCAGAAACCCACTGATAACGCACTGGACATGAAAGGCACCTCAATATTTGGTGCTCCAATAAAAAGATAAATATCAATATGAAACATTCAGATTTAACCAAAAAAGAAGTAGATAAATTTCACAAAGACCTAGACAAATTGGTTCATAAAACTTTTGGTCATTCTTCAGATGAGAAGAAGATGAAAAAAGATATGAAAACAGAAGACCTAGCACTGATGGCACAAAAAGCCGAGATGGATCACGAAGTGCAGATGGCAAGATCAGATTTATACAAAGCGGCAAAATATTCAATCAAACTCCACGATATGCTCAAACAAGTTTCTGAACAGCAAGGTTTAGAAGGTTGGGTAGCGGCTAAGATTACCAAAGCATCAGACTATTTGAGTTCTGTGTATCATTACATGGAATATGAAATGATGTCTGAAACTGTTACATATTTAGATGAAGGTGTGTTAGACACATTAAAAGCGGCAGGTAGAGATATAACACAATATGCAAAAAGTCTAGTTGATCCAGCCACTGCGGCAAAAGTGAAAGCAGATGATCAAGCCAAAGTTCAAATGCAGACTCTTTTTAATGATGTGAACACTGTGGCGGCAATGAATCAAGCAGATGTATCACAAGGTTATCCAACAGATTTAGTGGCGGCATATTTGAGAAAATATGTTCAACCACGTCACCCAGAAGCATTCCAAAGAATGGATGCCCAAGGTGATATGAAAAAAATGTTTCCACCAAAAGGAAAAATAGATACCAACACTTTAAAATCGCATCTAAGCAAAGTGGCTATTGAATTAAGCAAAGTGGATCTGTCACCAGAACCACAACCACAAGCACAAAGACAAGCACAACCACAAACACAAAATTCATCAATAGATTATAAGGAATCATTAACTAACAAACTTCAATCCAAATTGAAAGAGTCTAAAAACACTTGCAAGGATTGTGGCAAACCAACATGGGAAACACTGGACGAAGCAGAAAAGCAAAAAGGTGTTGACGGTAAAGTGTGTTGGAAAGGCTACAAGAGAATGGGCACCAAGATGAAGGGTGGCAAGCGAGTAGACAACTGCGTACCAATCAAAAAGAAAAAATAACATCATGCTGATCAGAGAGATCACAGAGAAATGGACTAAAAAGTACAAAAAGTCTATCAACTGTGCCAATCCCAAAGGCTTTTCTCAAAAGGCGCACTGTGCTGGACGCAAAAAACGTAAGCACTAATTTCTAAACTTCCAATAAATACATTACCATTAACCATGAGGAGGCAGTGTCTTGAACTTTGTTGCGAATGTACCATACATCAAGTGTTGGGTAAGAAAAGAATATGTACACGACTTCCAGCGTGGGCATGGTGAATTCATAGAAGCAGTATTAATCGCAGTCAAATCAGTTCAAGGCAGAGCATTGATGTTTGAAGCATACTTGCCAGAGTATGGTGCCTGCTACGATAAATTTCCAATATCAGCATTTGTTTGGAGAACAGACATCAAAGAAGAAGAACAATTGCCACTTGGCACACTGGAACTGTGGGACGCATTCAGTTCCAACATACAGGTATGGACCAAATCAATGCTGAAAAATTGCGATGTGGAAATCATGCTGAAAGGTGGTGGCAGAATGAAAGGTGAATATCTTTTCACCATAGATGCTTGTCACGGAGATCCTAACACTATCAACACCGGAGTGTCCGAAGTGCCATCAGAACACAAACAACACAATTTTGGTAGACTGGAAAATGGACAATACTTTGCTCAACCCAACAATAGAATGCTTTGGTACGAACAATCACTCACAGCATCAGAATTAAAAAGACCGGATTTTCAAGTCAGTACCAAAGAATTCTTCTGCGAAAATGAAAGCACAGTCACTTTTGGTGATTCAGACGACTACTTCTACGAAGATAAAAAACGTCCTTCCAAAAAATAACCTTTGACATTTCCGAAAAAATTAAGTATAATATAGACTTACATAAGGAGAAACTATGAGTCTAAAAGGTAGTAAAACTGCGGACAATTTAAGAGCCGCGTTTCAGGGTGAGTCAGAAGCCAACAGAAGATATCTTTACTTCGCACAGAAGGCAGATATAGAAGGTGCCAACGAAGTGGCACAGGTATTCAGATCAACTGCTGAAGGAGAGACAGGACACGCACACGGACATCTAGAATATTTAGAAGAAGTGGGAGATCCTGCAACAGGTGAACCAATCGGAGATACAGAGAAAAATCTTGCTTCTGCTGTGAAAGGTGAAATACATGAGTATACTGACATGTACCCAGGTATGGCAAGAACAGCCAGAGAAGAAGGTTTTGAAGAAATTGCTGATTGGTTTGAAACACTAGCAAAGGCTGAGAAGTCACACGCTGGTAAGTTTCAAAAAACTCTAGACACATATCTAGAAAGCAAATAAATTATGAGAGCGACACTGCGTCGCTCCATAACAATTAAAAAGGAGAACATAATGGCAGGCAGAACATACGGTCCAGAAGAACAAGCAAAATTAAAAAGAATCATTGACGAAGGTGCTAATGTACTTTCAGAAGTGGAAGATTTAAATTCTGGTCTAAAAGACACTGTGAAAGCAGTAGCAGAAGAATTAGAAATTAAACCAGCACTTATCAACAAGGCAATCAAAATTGCTCACAAAGGTGAATGGCACAAATATTCTGATGACTTCGATTCATTAGAAAACTTGATTATCGCAGTTGGCAGAGACAAATAAAATAATCGGTTACTTCAAGCAATCGTATCAACAGGACAGATTATGCTTCTGGCTTGAGATGATTAGCACTTTTGTGAACATAATTGCCAGTTTAACGTTGGCATTGAATGCCGCTGATCCAGATATGCGTATCGTGTATCCTTTCTTTTTGATAGGATCTGGATTGGCTATCTACACTTTTTACAGAAGGAAACTAATATGGCCCACCATGTTGGTGAGTTATTTCTTCTGTGCCAACATACTCGGATTTAGTGTAGCAATGGGATGGTTGTAATGAAGTATATGGTTGACATTGACGGCACAATTTGTTATAATGAAAACAGCAATTACGAAGACAGCCGACCAGATCCTGTGCGTATTGCTAAACTGAATAAGTTGTACGATGATGGTCACGAAATTCATTATTGGACAGCACGAGGTGGTAATTCTGGCAAAGACTGGACAGAACTTACACATCAACAATTAAAAGATTGGAATGTGAAATACACTTCAATCACAATGAAAAAACCAGTCTATGACGTCTGGATTGACGACAGAGCCATTAATGCTAAAGACTTTTTTGATGGTTACGAGATTAGAAAAACTATTGAAGGAATTTAAATGAGAATAGATTACAACATACACCTAGACTACTCTGATGTACTGCTACAACCCAAAAGATCAACCTTGAGTTCAAGACGTGATGTTGACATCATGCGTGAATTTAATTTTAAAAATTGTGGTAAGACTCTTTCTTATGTGCCTATTATGGCTTCGAACATGGATGGTGTAGGAACATTTTCTATGGCAAAGGTATTACAAGAATTCAAGATGCTTACTGTTATTAGAAAGCACTACACATTTGATGATTGGAAATCCGCAGTTGGAACCGGATTGAAGTTGAAATATGTTTCTGCCTGTGTAGGCACTGGTGCTATATGGGACGAGAACACACAGGATTATCAAACACTGAAACAGGTAATGAGTGCATTTCCCGATATTCCTGCAATCACTATTGATGTTGCCAATGCTTATCATGAAAACTTTGTGGACTTTGTCACCAGAATAAGAACAGAGTATCCAGACAAAGTTATTATTGCTGGTAATGTGGTCACACCTAACATGACAGAAGAATTAATTATCAAAGGTGCTGACGTGGTTAAAGTGGGAATAGGCCCAGGCTCAGTGTGTACCACAAGAACACAAACAGGTGTAGGTGTTCCACAATTTTCAGCCATTATGGAATGTTCAGATGCGGCTAACGGTGTAGGTGGACACATTATTGCTGATGGTGGTTGTACTGAACCAGGAGACATTGCCAAAGCATTGGGTGGTGGTGCTCACTTTGTGATGTTGGGTGGTATGTTGGCAGGACACGAAGAAGGCGAAACAGAATTGATAGATGGTAGAAGATATTTCTATGGTATGAGTTCAGAATCTGCTTTTAAAACACACGGTGCTAGAAAAGACGGATACAGAGGCACAGAAGGTAAAACAGTATCATTGGAAGACAAAGGTCCAGTCAAAGACACTGTTGAACAAATACTGGGAGGTGTTAGAAGCACCTGCACTTATATTGGAGCAAGAAGAATTAAAGATATGCCTAAAGCGGCACACTTTGTTAGAGTAAACAATGTGATTAACAGAGTTTTTGATAGATATGAATCACGTTAAATTTAATTCTAAAGTGGGTGTAATGAACAAATACACCTTTCCAAGTTTTTCAGCATTGGAAGAATATTTTCTAAATAATGTTGACAAGTTTAAAGGCTACAAAACTAAGGTGATAGGAAAAACATTATTGGCATGGAAAAGGTAACAACAGGCAATAACCTAAAATGGTTGGCAACAGCAGTATTAATCATAGGCACTTTTGTAAACGCAGGCTTTCCTGAATTATATCCTGTAGGACCATTGCTTTTGGCATTGGGTGGAGTAATTTGGTTGGTAGTGTCCTTCCTATGGAAGGAACCGGCACTCATTGTAACAAATTTAGTCTTGACAGCAATGGGTTTCGGAGGTATAATATTATATTATTTAAGGTAAGGTCTAATCAGCCACAAGTGATTGTAGGTATTTTGTCAGCCACAAATGACAAAAAGGAGAACAAATGAGTTACATAGACGGATACTTTGACAGACAAGCCGACATCATAAGAGTCGTTGAAAGACAGAACGGTGAAAGAGTATTCAAGGAATATCCAATCAAATACACATTCTATCACGAGGATCCAGGCGGAAAATATAAAAGTTCAACAGGAAAATCTCTCAGCAGGATTGTGTGTAAAAACACCAAGGACTTCCACAAAGAATTAGCCATCAACAGAAATAAAACACTGTATGAATCTGATATCAATCCTATATTTCAATGTTTAAGTGAAAACTATCTCAACAAAGATGCTCCTGATTTGAACATTGCTTTCTTTGATATTGAAGCAGACTTTGATCCTGAGAAAGGTTTCAGTCAACCAAGCGATCCATTCATGCCAATTACGGCAATCACGGTATCTCTACAATGGTTGAATACAATAGTTACTTTTGCTATGCCTCCCAAAACAATGGACATAGAGGAAGCCAAAGAAATCACCAAAGGCATAGACAATCTATATCTTTACAAAGATGAAGCAGACATGCTGAAAGCATTCTTAGATATTATAGAAGATGCTGATGTGATATCTGGTTGGAACTCGGAAGGTTACGATATGCCTTACATCATAAACAGAATTAAGAAAGTGATGAGCAAAGACGACACAAGACGTTTGTGTTTGTGGAAACAGATGCCTAAGAAAAGAACATTTGAAAGATATGGTAGAGAACAAGAAACATATGATCTTGTAGGTAGAGTGCATTTGGATTCATTAGAACTTTATAGAAAATACACATATGAAGAAAGACATTCATACAGATTAGATGCCATAGGAGAACATGAAATAGGAGAAACAAAAACTGTGTATGAAGGATCGTTGGATCAACTGTACAATCAAGATTTTAGAACATTTGTGGAATACAACAGACAAGACGTGGCACTGCTGGACAAGTTGGATCGTAAGTTGAGGTTTATAGCACTGTCAAATGAACTGGCACACGCAAACACTGTGCTACTTCAAACAACACTAGGTGCTGTGGCAGTGACAGAACAAGCCATAATAAATGAAGCACACAGACGAGGAGTACAGGTTCCTAATAGACCTAAGAGAGATGAAAATTCAACCACAGCCGCAGGAGCATATGTGGCATATCCAAGAAAAGGATTACACAGTTGGATAGGTTCGATGGATATTAATTCACTGTATCCTTCCGTGATTAGAGCACTGAATATGGCTCCAGAATGTGTGATAGGACAACTGAGACCTACTCACACAGATGAATACATCGAAGAACAGATGACACTACAAAAGAAATCATTTGCTGGTGCTTGGGAAAATCATTTTGGTACATTGGAATATGATGCTGTGATGGAACAGAGAAAAGATGTCAGCATACACGTTGATTGGGAAGATGGAAAGTCAGATGTAATGAGTGGTGCTGAAATCTACAAGATGGTGTTTGATTCTAATGCTCCAATGATGTTGAGTGCTAATGGCACATTATTCACCAGTGAATTTGAAGGTGTGATACCCGGACTGTTGGCACGTTGGTACAAAGAAAGAAAAGAAATGCAGGCTATGTTAAAGAAAGCCAAAGAAGCGAAGAATGATGCTGAAATAGAATTTTGGGACAAAAGACAG